CTCTCATCTGATGAACATCTTTGATGAGGAGAACCGTCACTGTCACGGCAGGGCTTTGTATGAGGGAAAGAATACCCAAGATGTAGGGAGTATGTGGACTGCTTACCAAGCAGCAACGCACTGGTCTACACATACCACTCAAGGTAAAGCTAAAGCACGATCAGAGAACTTACAGAATGTAAGAGTGCTACGTGAAGAGAGAGTACGTAAGATGCTCCGCTCTAAGGAGTGGGCAAAGCCCTTGGCAATTGACTACTATGAAGAAACTGGAGAAGTGTAATGACTGAACAACTACCAATGATGAAAGCCGCTGAAACCCCGTTCCTAAGTGGAGTAAAGAAAATCTTTCTAGAGAAGATGGCTAAGGGTAAAGCATCCCCTCTTAAGGGATGGTCGGCACGTACTATGTTTAATGAAATCGTGGAGGAGCAGCACCTCACTCCCGCTGAACAAGACATAGCATGGGGTATCTTAACTGTAGATATCCTGGGATATGATGATAAAAGAATAAAGGACTTGGAAGATGCGTGGCAAGAAGAAAGACAAGAGCGTATTGATAAAGGGGATACACCCGTCACTAAGAAAAATGTCAACGGATCATCCTATCCACTACTTGAAAGTGATGGAGTGGATAGCCCACAATCAACTCTTAGCGAGTGAGTATCGTAAACAAGAAAGACAAAAGATAAAAACTTCTACAGCTAATCGTGCCTCATGTGAAGGATATATAAAACACATGAGGCACTACCTAAAGCATGGAGATTGGATAGATAATTTCTATGGTCAGGACCAGGAAGGAAAAGTTATATGGATAAATCGTACATAAAGTATAACACTTCTTTCAAAGTATTATTTGTTAGTGTAATTACTATTGCAATTTTCTTTGCAACATTAGCACTAATGAATAAAGCTGAAGCTAAACAAACTGAGACACAATGTTTAACTGAAGCTGTATACTTTGAAGCAAGAAGTGAAAGTTTTGTAGGACAATTAGCAGTAGCTAATGTAATCTTACAGAGAGTTAGAGACAGTAGGTTTCCACCAACTGTCTGTGAAGTTGTACATGATGGTAGGTATTGGGAAGGAAATCCTGTAAGGAATAGGTGTGCCTTCTCCTACTGGTGTGATGGTAAACCAGAAATTATGAAGGATAAACAAGCACTTAGAACTGCACAAGATGTAGCACGTATGGCTATTGATGGTGTTATCTATGAAGAAATACAGGGAGCTACCTTCTATCATGCTTCTTATGTTAGTCCTTACTGGATAAAAGACCTATCATTTATAACGAAGATAGGTAAACATCTGTTTTATTATTACGAGGGGGATTAAAGTAATGCCTAGTAATGATTGGATTAAAAGAATGGAAGAGATAGAGAAACTAAAAAAGAAAATTGAAATACTAGAAGAAAACATTTTAGATTTACAAAGACAATTAGTAGAAGCATATAAAAGAATTAAAGAGTTATCAGACAAAGGAACAATACAATGAGTAAGAACTTGTGGGAACGAGATAGAGACTCCCTCTTTAAACAATTAACACAAGAGTATGTTAGTGAGGGGTACTCTCATAAAGAAGCAAAGCGTCTAGCTAAACAGGAGACAGAGGAGATTATGACTGATGGGTTGGACTTTGTAGATGATCTCGTTATTAAATCCTATAATGATAGATAATTATTGACATATCATTTTACCTATGATATTCTTCTAGTAGAGTTGAGGGGTTAGCATGGAAGATAATGACGTTGTTGCAGAGCGACTGCCACATGACGAATGTGGGGCAGAGATGGCTAGAGTATTATATGCTGACGGTCATTGGTATTGTTTTAAGTGTGAAACTTATGGCAGAGAGAAAGGGGATAATCCTATGAGCCAACCTAATACCTCACCAATTAAGGGTGTAATAAATAATGTTCTCTCAAAGGGAGAGAGCATGGAACTCAAGAGCCGTAACATATCTTTAGATACAGTTAAGAAGTATGGTGTTACAGCGAAGGCTAATAAACATATCTATCCCTACTTTGATAAGGATAGCTGTCACGTTGCGAACAAGGTAAGACAGACTGATCCAAAGAACTTCTTTACTGAGGGTGACCTTAGTTCTAGTCAGTTGTTTGGTCAGCATCTTTTCCCTGCTGGTAGTGCTAAGTATCTGACCCTATGTGAGGGTGAGATAGATGCTATGTCTGTCTTTGAGATGAATGGGTCACGGTTCCCTGCTGTATCCATTAAGTCTGGGGCTGGTAGTGCATTACGAGATTGCAAAACAAATCTGGAATATCTCAATTCATTTGATAATATAATCATCTGCTTTGATAACGATGACGCTGGACGTAAAGCTAGTGCTAGGGTAGCTGAACTATTTGAACCTAATAAAGCTAAGATGGTAAAGCTAGACTTCAAGGATGCTAATGAATATCTTAAGATAGGAAAGCGTGAAGATTTTATACGAGCATGGTGGGCTGCTGCCCCTCATACCCCTGCTGGTATCATAAACCTACGTGATATAGGGTCTACCTTATATGAAGAAGACTTCTGTGATACGTGCCTGTACCCTTGGGAGGGTATGAACGAGAAGCTATACGGCATGAGGACAGGAGAGCTAGTGTGCTTTACCTCTGGTTCTGGTATGGGTAAGTCTAGTATCATGCGAGAACTGATGCATCACATACTGAAAAGCACAGACGATAACATAGGTATCCTGGCATTAGAAGAGAACGTAAGGAATACAGCCTTCAATATTATGTCGGTGGAAGCTAACGCTAGGTTATACATCAAAGAAATTAGGGAGCAGTATAACCGTGAACAGTTAAACGAGTGGGAGAAAGCTACGCTTGGTACTGGTAGACTGTTTGCCTTTGATCACTTTGGTTCTATCTCTAACGATGAGATACTAGGTAGGGTACGATACATGGCACGGGCATTGGATTGTAAGTGGATCATGTTGGATCACCTGTCTATCCTAGTGTCAGGTCAGGAGGATATGGGAGATGAACGTAAGTCTATAGATATCCTGATGACCAAGCTACGTTCCCTCGTAGAGGAGACAGGGATAGGACTACTGTTGGTATCTCACTTACGTAGGCGTGGAGGTGACAAGGGCTTTGAAGAGGGTAAAGAAGTAACACTCTCTCACTTGCGAGGGTCAGCTTCCATTGGGCATCTTAGTGATGCGGTCATAGCGTTGGAGCGTAACCAACAGAGTGAGGATGAGACTGAAGCTAACACTACAGTCATTCGTATCCTAAAGAATAGATACACAGGTGACACTGGTGTAGCTGCTCACCTCTACTATGATAAAGATACAGGCCGTATGACTTCCATTGATAATCCCTTTGATCCAGAGCGTGAGTTGGAAAATCTATCTATCAGGAAGGATGATGTAGATGACATACCCTTTGAAATCTAAACGTAAACGGTTTGATCCTGTTGCTTATAATAAGTCTGATACATTAGCAAAGGATTGTATTACTAAGTATCTTATGTCACTAGGACATACAGTCTTAGAAACTAAAGAAGACTATGGTGTAGACCTCTCATCTACATTAGATGGGGTAGCCTATAAGCATGAAGTTGAAATGAAACATATGTGGGAGGGAGACTGGCCTACTGCTTGGAAGGATATAAACATTCCTTTCAGAAAGAATAGATTATTAACTCAAGTATACGGGAATAAGGGAGAGAATAAGGATGTAGAATTTTATTTCTATATCATTCGGGGAGACTGTAAGAAGGCATGGAAGATGCATGGTACTGTCGTACAGAACTCTCCTGTTGTTGAGGTTCCTAATCGGGCCGTAAGAAAAGGCGAATACTTTTTTAAAGTTCCTGTATCTAAAGCTGAACTTATAGACTTGGGAGTTTAAGATGGAAGTAAAATTGATTGACCATATGGGTAGTGATTTAACTGTAGTTAATGCTGCCCGTGTATCTTTTGATAAAGTTTCTGACTGGGAAGAGGAGACTGATGGGCCGATAATTGATTACTTAAAGTTTGAAGATGAGAAACTTATAAGGTATCTAGCTAAACATAATCACTGGACTCCCTTTGGTCACTGTTCTTTACAGTTCCATATCAAGGCTCCTATATTTGTTGCTAGACAATTAGGTAAACATCAGGTAGGATTGGTATGGAATGAGGTATCACGTAGGTATGTAGATAGCAAACCAGAGTTCTTTGATCCTCTTCTATTTAGAAGTAGGGCAGATGATAAGAAGCAGGGCAGTATGCCCGATGCAGTTATTGAATATAATATGAAACCTTTAATTGAATATGTTACTCAATGCTATGAGAATATGTTGAGCAAAGGTATCTGTCCTGAACAGGCACGTATGGTACTGCCACAAGCTATGTATACTGAATGGTATTGGAGCGGTAGTCTTGCTGCTTTTGCTAGGGTGTGTAACTTACGTCTTAAACCAGATACTCAATATGAAACTAGGTGGATTGCCAAAGAGATATCATGGCTTGCAGAGGAACACTTCCCTGCCTCGTGGGAATGTTTAATGACAGGAGATTTAGATGAGCAAGGGAATAGTACTGGACATAGAGACTGATGCTCTTGATGCGAGTAAGATACATTGCATAGTAACAAGAGATGTAAACACTAATGAAGTAAAGGAGTTCGTTCAGGAGGAGTGTTATAATATCTTTCCCCAGTGGTCTAAGGGAATAGATAAATTCTATATGCATAACGGTGTATCCTTTGATGGACGTATACTTAATAAATTAACTGATGCTAACATACCATTGTCTAATATTGTGGATACTCTTATACTCTCACAGTTATTTAATCCTATGAGAGATAAGGGACATTCGCTTGCGGCATGGGGTGAGAGACTAGGATTTCCAAAGGGTAATCCACCAGAAGACTTCTCACTCTATACCCCTGCTATGTTGCACTACTGTAATCGTGACGTTGATGTAACATATAAAGTACTGAAGCGTCTGGTGCATGAGGGGTCAGACTTCTCTGGTCAGTCTATTAAACTAGAACATAAGATACGACACTTGATTAACCAACAAGAGGAGAATGGATTTTACCTGGATGAGCAACGTGCTATGATCTTAATGAGTAGGTTTCAAGATGAGGCTACTCATATAGGGGAAAAATTACAGGAGGTGTTCCCACCTACCATTGTTGAGTTAAAGACTAAGACTAAATCTATTCCTTTCAACCCTGCTTCCCGTAAGCAGATAGCTGATAGGTTGATGGCAAAGGGATGGAAGCCTACGTTAAAAACAGACAAGGGTAACATAGCTGTTAGTGATGAAATACTAGACAGCCTGAATATACCTGAAGCTAAGTTAATGTCACGGTATCTCTTGTTACAAAAGAGAGTATCACAGATTAAACAGTGGATAGAAGCAGTAGATTTAACTGGGCGTGTACATGGTAGGGTAATGACACTAAAGACTATAACAGGACGCATGGCACACAACAGTCCTAACATGGCACAAATACCAGCAGTCTACTCACCGTATGGTAAGGAATGTAGGGATTGTTGGACTGTCTCTGACCCAGAGAACTACAGTCTGGTAGGTACAGATGCCTCTGGTCTAGAGATACGAGCCTTGGCTCACTACATGGGGGATAAGGATTACATT